TATCCTTCTATACCCAGTATAGCATCCTTGGAAATAGGAGTCAAGTCCCTGAGTATCCTTTAATGTTAGTAAAGAAAAAGTTATCCACAGGAGCAAATATCAATACTAAATAATATAATTAAATAAAACTGTGGATAAGTCCACAATAGTCACTATGAAACAACATATAACAAAAGAACAGTGGGATACATTGAGCAATAAAGAAAAGAAGATGTATCTACTAACAATTCCTGATAGTAAGCACGTTGCCTATGTTACAGGAATGTTTGAATTAATTACCATTGGTAAAATGATAGAGTTCTTGGGAGATGATTGGCTAGCTTTAATACACGATACATATCAAAATATTAAAGGAAAGGAAAGATGGGGATTAGATGTGAATAATGAAGAACTTTGTGATGCTCTCTGGGAAGCTATTAAATATAAACTAAGAAAAGAGCTCAAATAAATCTGAGCCCACTAAAGACACAATATGAAATTTAAATTAGGAGATGAGATTACATTTAATAACGATAATGATAAGGTCTATTTTGTTGATAATATATCACAATTAGGCTATTATATATTTATAGAAAAAGATAACAAAAAGAACTCTGTTGTATTATTTGATAGTCAACTTGAAGATAGTAAAGCAAAACTATATAATCCATCAACCAAAGAGCTTAATAAGAAATGTTTAAAGAAAAGATATGAAAAGAGAATATAAAGTCGGAGATAAAGTAGAATATAATGGAGTGAATAAAATTAAGAATGGTGAAATAGGAGAAATTGGTACTGCAATTATTTATATTTGGCAGAATGAACAACCAGGAACTTCTGGAGAACTTAATCCACAATCAAAGGGATATAAATATAGTTTTTGTGTAATGAAAAATACTTTACATATGAAATTAATTAATCAATCTATTAAGGAACTAAATAGACAATGTCTAAAAGAAAGATATGAAACTAAAAGTTAAAGATTGTAGAAACATACTAAAGGTTGGACAAAAGGTTAAAACAGATGGTAATGGATCAGATATTATAAGTGATTATGAGAAAAATCAATTTGAATTTATTGAAGGAATAGTCGGTGAAATAAAAGATAATATTTTTTATGTTTGGCAAAATGAACGTTTTGGTGGTTGTGGAAATATTCTTCCAAAAACAAGGGGATATGAGTGTAGTTGGGGGATTACTTTTAATAATGAGAATGCTTATATAGAAATATTCTGTGGAGATTCTCCACAAGCCATTAAAGACACTAACAAATTATGTCTAAAGAAAAAGTATTCAAAACAATAAAAGAAATCTTATGGTTAATATTTTTACTAATGTTAGCAGTTTATTTATATAAGTAAAGTTATCCACAGTTTTGCAGGTCGCAAAAAAAACCTAAAAGTTATCCACAAGTATAATTGTACTAATATTAAACAAAAACAGGGTGACTTGACACAAAGGTTTTGTGATGCTATACTTAGTATATAAGTCAATCACAAGTAGGTAAAATAGTTAATAATAAGTATAAAACGAAGCTTATAGTAGTATGATAGATTTAAAAAATACAAAAAAGGTACTAGAATTAGCAGAGGAATGGCGTGAAAGAAAGATAAAGGAAGGTTGGGAAAAAACATCATTTGGAATTTTACCACTTGAAGAAATAAAGAAAGGTGGTCTAGTATGGAATGAAAAGAAGCAAATATGGGGAATTCCCTGTACAAAAGATAAAGGAAAAGTCACCATACCACAAAGCTTTTTTGATTGGAAGAATGGTTATGAAAAGAGGCTAAGGAAAGAGCCAACCACAGATGAAAGAATAGAAAAGCACAAAAAGGAAGTAGTACACTTAGAACAACTTATATAAAATATGAAGCACTTTAAAAATGTATTCACTAATAATATTTTTCCTACTGTATGTACTCTATAAACCAGTAGGACACATTCGTAAACTATGGAAAACGAAAAAAGAACATTCTTTTCGGAAGTAACCATCAATAACAAGCAGGAGAAAAAGATGGCAGAAATCGATGGAAAGAATGTAGAGGTTAAATTAGCTCCACAAGAGGGATTTAACATTTCAACAAAAAACGATGGCAATTATGAAAACAAATTCTTTAACAAGGAATTTAGTGGTGTTATTTTAGCATCAAAATTTTTCATGAGGTCAAAGTATGGTCTAAAACCTGCATTTATTACAAATGAATTTGAGTTCGAGAGTGGCAAGGACACTGTTAGAGCTTACTCATTTGACGAAAAGAAAGTTATCTTTAATGGTGACTATGAAGACGCAAAAAAGTATTTCAATCCAGGAGACAGTCAAGACGTTAAAAGTAAAACTTATGAAGTTTTTGCTTCCGTTTATGTCGACTATAATGCTACTGGCGAGATACTAAAATTCAAATGGAAACTTAATAGAAATTGTAATCTATTTGAGTACCAAAAATTATTTAAAGACGAAGAAGAAAGTTTATTATCCTATGTCACAAACTTTGACCTATCTAAAAAGGTTGTTGGTGATATTGAATTTTGGAAAGCAGAAGCAACTAAAGGAGAAATTGTAGACCAAGATACTGAGGAAAAATTACAAAACGGATTACTTCAAGAGTTAAACAAATTTGAAAAGAAAACAGAAGAAGTAAAGGAAGTAAAGGAAGAAGAAGCTATAAACTTGGAGAAGATTCCATTTTAAAAAAGTATGGAAATTAAAAAAGAACAAGTAAAAAAAGTATCTGTTTCTTTATGTCAAAAAATTAATCTTGGCAATTATGAAACAAGAGATTACTTCGGCTCTATGGAGATTGAAGTCCTAGAGGGACAAGATCCTATCGAAGTAATACAAGTTGGTAGAGACTTATTATCAATAGAACTTAGCGAATATTACGAAAGAATTAAGAAAGAACTATTAGAACCACAAGCCCCTGTCGTTATAAAAGAAATTGCAACTACGAAAGAACAATCAGATATGTTTAAGTTAATAGCAGATGCAACAGGTGATAAAGAAAACTTTAAATCTCTAGAAGATAAGATTAAGAAAATAGATGACCAAGTCGTTACTAATTACTATAACGTAGAAAAGATAAAGATGCATAAATAATGGATAGAATATCGGCTACAAAATTCAACACTTATAATTCTTGTCCACTACAATTTAAATGGACTTATATAGTAAGACTTTTACAACTATCAAACAAAAACTTTTCAATAGGAAATGCCTATCATAAAAGTTTAGAACTATATTATAGTACTGGCTTAGAGCCGAACTTTAAAGAAGTTAAGAAAGCCACATCAGTCACTAACGAAGATATTGAGCTTGTTAAGAAGTTGTTTGTAAAGTATAAAGAAAATCCTGTCTATGGAGAGGTTATTGAAACAGAAAAAAGGTTTAGAGTCAGTCTTGACTTTACACCACTCCCATTTGATGGAGTCTACGATAGGTTAGATACTGACAAGATAGTAGAATATAAAACCTCCTCTTTTGATTATAAAGAGGAACACACTAAAACAATTCAATCAAAAGCCTACTGTTATTTTCACAGAACAATGTTTGGGAAAAATGTTCCATTAATTTATTCTGTTGTAAATAAAAAGAAGGTAGATAATAAAAAGTATAAACCACAAATCTTACCAGTAAACTATTCAGATGCAGAGCTTGACATCTTTAAAGATGAGCTGAAAGTTTTTGTGAAGAAGATGAAGAAGAAAAGATTTAATCCTAATCCTGGAACACACTGTTATTGGTGTCCATATTCGAAGAAGGGTACAAATAACTGTCCATATTCTAAATAATTATGTTAGAAAAATACCAACTTATAAAAGAAGAATTTTATAAGGAACGTAAAGAAGAAGATGGATATAAAGTAATGCAAAAGATTACAAGTATTATTAATCATCTTGGTAGTTCTTTTTTAGAGTATAATGGTGGAGAATTGGCTGAGATTAGGACAAAATTGCTTGGATATAAATTCTATCTTTCAGATTACATTTGTGATTTACAAAGGATTTCAGAGAGTATAAAGATTGAACTGAAAGAAATTAAAGCTAAAAGGTGGAATGAGATATCTGAGAAAATAAAAGCTAAGGATGGTAAGGTCAAGAATAAAGAACAGATTGAGAATGCACTTGTTTTAGAAACAAAAGACCTACAAATCAAACAGATATTATACGAAACAATGTACCATAGTTATAAATTAAAACTCGGCTCTGTTGATGATGCTCTATCTGCTATTATGCAGAGAGTAAAGGAACTTCAAAAACAAGAGGCAGATTCTTATGAACCTAGATAAGTGTAGTACTAATGTGGAACAAAAGAAAAAGTATTTCAGTTTTTTTGTAATATTAGTAAAGAATCAGTTTTGGCATGGAGGAGATAAATATAAATTAAATAAGGATAAAGAATTTACAGATGGTCTTTGTGAAATGTTTCCAGGAGAAACAGGAGTTGATTGGATACTTGGAACTTGTTTAAAATATTTAGGACGATATAAAAACTTTGGTCGTGAGAAAGATTTGCTCAAGGTTGCCTGTTATTGCTATATCCTATGGCTTAAAGGCGGATATCATAAATTAGAAAAAAATAAACATGATGAAGACACTAAAGAATAAGGGAGAATTTTAGTTTTTTGAATGGATTAGATATTTGCTTATCCTATACAAGTTACATATCTAATTCGTTTGGAAAATTAAAACATATGGAATCAAAAATAAAGGGAGGTATCTTATTGGGCTTTGCTGTAATAATTCTTGCTGTTTTAAAAACAACTGGAGTTATAACGTGGAATTGGTGGTGGATATTTTCACCAATATGGCTTCCATTTTTACTAATAATAATTTTCTGTTTGTGCATAATATTATTTTATGCTCTAATAGGAAAACAATAATATGCGAGAAGCATCAAAAAAGTATTGTAGTCATTGCGGATGTAAACTGGAACTATCAGTAGTTGCAGTTGAAGACGCAAAAGCATTTATTCCTGCATTGTCTAGGATTGGATCTTACGGTAGTATCAGCGGATTACGAAGGTACGTCAGAGTTGCAACCTGTCCAAGAGCAGTAGGTTTATTTGCTAAAAAGCATTCACGTTTTTGGCAGAAACCATTAATCACACGTGAGTACTAAGTGAAGAATAATTTCTCAGCTAAGGTTAGGGAATTATTTGATTTAGGTGGGTATTGTCTTGATTGGGAAGATGGGAGAAACGATGCAAATGCATTGCATCATATTCTAACCAGGTCGTCCAACAGTCCCTACAATGCAGCCCCTCTGAATAACGTACGGAATCATCTACCAGAGGGTAGAAAAAGACTTCAATACATTCATAGTTTTGAAGTTAGGAGGAAGTACTTAATAAAAACTAAAGTTTTTCTAGAGTCTCGTGGTTACAAACCAAACAATAAAGATTTAGAGTTTCTAGAAAAAAACAAAAAGTATTATGAGAGCACCATTAAAAAAGTATAACGGTTGTAATAACGAAATAGATTTCGAAACATCCGATAAAAAGTTTGCTTTATTGGCTTTCAAGTATCTTAAGAAAGTAGCAGAAAAGAAAAGTGAGGAAACAGTACAGGATATGGTACAGGACATAGATGATCAGATTCAGGAAATAGAAGAAGATATTGAAGAGTCAAAAGCATAAGAACAACTATGGAAGAAATTTTAAATCAAGTCTTGAACGAGGATTGTTTGGAGGTGATGGGGAGATTACAAGATGAGTCAATCGACTTAGTTGTAACAGATCCTCCTTACAACATGGCTTATAGTGGTCGTGGCAAAGAAGATTTTAAAGGCTTCGACAACGACGACTTAGATCCAGAACAACATTCAGTTTGGTTTGATACTATTCTTAAAGAGTTGTACAGAATATTAAAAGACAATACTGCTATCTATATATTTATTGACTATAGAAATTATCCAAGGATATATAACTTAGTTGATAGATACTTTGAAATAAAAAATTGTATTGTTTGGAATAAGTGTAGTATAGGAATGGGACAAAGTTATAGATTCCAACATGAGTTTATAATATACGCAGTTAAAGGTAAACCAGAATTAAACTTCGAGAAGAAGAATGTACCAGATATTTGGTCATTTAAGAGAGAAAATTTCTATCAACACCCTACACAAAAACCAATAACCGTAATGGAATTACCCGTGAAATATTCGAGTAATAAAGATGACATAGTTCTTGATCCATTTATAGGAAGTGGAACACTAGCAGTTGCATCGATACAACAAGGTCGTAATTTCATTGGCTGTGAAGTTGATGAAAAATATTGCGACATATCACATAAAAGAATTGAAGAAGTCTCAAGGAAACAAACGTTAAACTTATAATTAATTTATATTTTATATTATGCCACCTCAAGGAAAGAACCCAAAAATGGCCAGATTCGGAAAATCGAATGGACGTTGGAAGAATGGAGTTTCAAGTGATTATAGAAGACGTATCAAAAATGCAAAAAAAGGTGAACTCGTTCATCATAACAATCACAATAAGAAGGATAACAAAAGAAGTAATTTAAAGAAATTGAAACCTGGGAAAGGAGTCTCAGCCATTGGAAAACATAACAAATTACACCCAGAAAAAGGAAAAAAGAAATAACCGAATTCGATTAATGATAGTCGCCTCAGTATACATTGGGGCAACTATCGTTGTTGTAAATGTATGCAAGAAAAAATATACGCAAAAAAGAACAAACTGATTATAGAGATTCCACTGAAGACACAAAGCTTTAATCAAGGCGAGATGGATAAGATAATTGGAGTAATAGAGAACGAAGATGAGATGGGTTTTTGTTATAGAATAGACATGTCTTACAGAGGAAAACCAGACCAATGGACTGACTACTTTTTTAAGTTCTCTGGAACTAAAGAGGAGTTTAAGAAGTTGTGTGGAAAATTAAAGATTGACATAACATATTACTTTCTAGAATATTAATTGTCTTTTGAATCACCGCAAGGTTTCAAGTCACAATCACTAATCATTTGAACTTAGGGTAAAACTTTTAATTTTTGGGCTTAAATGGTATTGGTGATTTAGAAGATAATATGGAAGGAATAAAAGATATAACAATTTTAGGAAAACCACAAGCACAAGGTAGACCAAGAGCAAGAAGACTCGGTAAGTTTATATCTGTTTATGATCCACATAAAAAAGAAAAGGAAGCTATAAGAAAAGACTTTAAAGAAGAATTACTAGAAGGAGTATTAGAGTTTGAGCTTACTGCTTATATGCCAATTCCTAAAAGCACATCTAAAAAGAAAAGAGAAGAACTAATTGGGCAACCACATATTAAGAAACCCGATATTGACAATATGGTTAAGTTTTATATGGATGTGTTTACTGGCATCTTTTATCATGACGATAATCAGATAGCCACACTCGTCGCAAAGAAGGTTTACGGAGAAGAACCTAAAGTAATTATCAATATTAAAATAGTATGATGGAATTAGAAAACGAAATAAAGCTTAAATTTAAAAATGCCAAAAGAAAACATAAGAATCTAAATACAGCCGAGTGTTTTAATAAGGTAATTAAGAAAATAGATTTTGATTACTATGTAATGAATAGATGCTTAGCAGAATTCCTTAAAAGTGGTAGCATTAAAAGAAAAGACTTTATGGGCAATTTCCCACAAAAATATTGGGAAAGGTAGCAAGATACCAAAACTGCTCTAAAAACAGCTTACAAGCCATCCTATACGGTGATTTTAAGCGATTCGCTAATATTAGCCAAGTTAGTATTAGCATATATTACTTAATATTAGCAAAGAATTACTAACTTTTTAAACACCTCAAAAACAGAGGATTATATATATGACATTAAATAGAAAATACATTAATAAAGAAAGACGGAGAAGACGTTTAAACAAGGAACGCAAGAACCGTAGTAACGCAAAAAGAATGCATAAAGGTCGTTCCTTATTTAAGATGTGTATTAACGCATTAAGAAAGAAATATGACCTTAAATAAAGAGGGATTGCCTCCTCTTATAATGATTTGTATATTGCTCCTATTAGTTGGAGTAACAACATTTAAGATTGGGGCATTAGGAGAATTCTATGATAAGAGTTCTATATACGACGAAGCAATAAACCAAAACGAAATAGCTCTTAAACAGTATAGAGAATTAAAGGAAGATTATGATGAGCTATTAGAAACATATACACAACACGATGCACTTACTAAAGTTTTGGCAACAAGAAACATGAGAGACTACGACAAAGAAACTAACAACTGTTATCAACAAGCTCAGTGGTTACAGAAAGAATTTCTAAAAGTAGGAATTGAATCCAGTATAATGATTAATCAAGATAGAAGTCATGCGTGGATTGCACCATGGATAGAGCCAACAAATGGTTCGTACAAGGTATGGGGTGATCAAAACATAGGAGAAGTTAAAGACAATACTTATCAAGTAGTATGTAATTAATTTGTTTTTTAAACATTGAAGATAGTGATTGTTATGTAAAATAGAACTTGCGAGTATACTTTATAGAGTTCGGCACAATGCAATCTAGATAGCTAGTCTTCAATGCTTAGTAAAGAAGTATGAGAGAACAAAAATCAAATAAATATATAATTCATTGCTTTGACGAGAGTCATTCATCTGCAGGAATTTCACACGCTTTTAATCATGTAGATATAATCGTTCAAGCACTTGACGAACAGCATGCCCTATTTATTGCTAGAAAAATTGGCAATAGGGATGAGGCTGAGGTGAAGTGTATTGAAGTTTTATAATATGACACTTTCAACAATGTATGATTATTACAGAACATCAATTGATCCAATATTTGAAGGTGCTTCAAATGAACCCATAGAAGTTGATGCAACTACAAGTCATGAAGAAGATATGAGAGCACATGAAGAAAGAATGCGAGAGGTTAACGAACAGTATGTAGAAATGATGTCAATACGTATGGGATTTAATTCAAATTGGAAACCACCAATAAAAGATAGCCCAAAAGAAATAAAGGAGCTTAATAAACAATGTTTAAAGGAAAGATATGAGCAAAAATAGTATGAAAGTAGTATTAGAATCACCACTTTCTGGTAACGTTAAAAGAAATACAGAGTATCTAATACTTTGTATGAGGGATTGTTTTGAGAAAAAAGAATACCCATTCGCCTCACATATGCTATATACTCAATGTCTCAATGATGATATTAAGAAAGAAAGAGACCTAGGTATAAAGGCAGGATTAGAATGGGGTAAGGGTGCAGAAAAGACTGTAGTCTATATTGATTTTGGAATCAGTAAAGGAATGGAATTTGGTATTAAAGATGCAGTAAAAAATAATAGAAGAATAGAATATAGAAGATTAAACACTTAGCGACTTAGGTGGATTGATAGTTTAAAAATAAGATTATGAATGATGATTAAACAAGATGATTTTTTCTATGCACTTAGGGAATTTAAAAAGATTCCTCCAGTTGCATTTAATAACACTTACATTACACTTGTAAAACTTCTAAAAAAGATAGATAGTTCGACCACTACTAAAAGTTTTAGAAAGTTATTTACAAGACGTTTTGTAAATATATTTGAAAAAAATAAAGAGAGTCTAAAAAAAAGTATTCCACAAAAAAAGTCCACATAGCCACCAGACTCTTTGCAGAAACCTTCGTTTTGGCCAGATTATGTAAATGACGACTTTCCGTAAGGTGATACATATCACATAAAGTAATAAAACGATAGAAACAAGTTGTTTACGTGAAGTAATCCAGCTTAACAAAACGGGTAGATGGGTAATTATTTGTTGGCAAATTATTATCTGACTGCTAGAAGTATTTGCATACAAAAAGAAGAACCTCCCAGGGATGGGGGGTTCTTTTATTTCAATGTATTTTTATTTTATTGTTGTGCTTTATTCCACGTTGCTATTGATATTACCTTAGCTCCAGTAATTAACCTACCAAATTCATTGTACTTATTAAGTGGCATTGTTTTCTTTATTTCTTTTAATAAAGCAGTTTGTTGTTTAATTGTATTAGAATATATTAATGATGTGACATTTGGGTCTCCTTTAAGTTGTAAAATATCTTCAACAAACGATTGATGTAAGTGTGTTATCTGTTGCATTGTTACAGTTTCTCCTCCGTAAACAGCCACTTTTAAGTCATCAAAAATATCTGCAAACTCTTTTTCATATTTTTCTCTACTAATGTCTTTATCAATATTCTTCCATTCTTTAGTATATTTATATAAAGCTTTATTCTTTTCTAGCTTAGCAATAGACTCATCTTTTTCAACTTTAACTTTTACCATTTTTAATTCATCTGCAATACCATAACTTGATATCGATACCCATCTACTAGCAACTGGAGTCCACTTAACTATTTTCTGTGCAACAGATTCATCTTTAACTCTATCTCTAAGTTCTAATCTTGTGATTCCAGCTTTATTAATAAGCCATCTTAGATATGGTTCCCATCTATACCAACCTCCTGCTTTCATTTCATCATCTGTTAAAACATTTCTATCTCTAAATCTATCTTTTGGATTCTTTCCTAAAAGCATTAATGCAGTAGATTCTGTTATTTCAAGTGCGGGACTTATTCCTGGTAATTGACCACCAGTATAATCTAAAACACTTATAAGAAAATCTGTTGGTAATTTCTTAAATTGAATCATTCGTAAAAACTCCCAAGTCATAGCTCCAATAATTCTACCAGTTTCATCACTTGGTATAGTTGCTGCCATTGAATTTTCTTTTTCATCATAACCAAAAGGAATAACTGTATAACTTCTTTTCTTATACTCTGATTGTTTTCTCATTAAATCTTGTACAACGTCTCCAAATAATCCTAATCCAGCTAACCACATTAGTATCTTTGGAAGTACATTCAATTTAATTCTCTTATAGAAGTGTCCACTTCTTGTTTTTGGATCTGTTACTGCTGTTTCAAAATCTGATCTATATCCTTCCTTTGCTATATTGGCAAACAAGAAGATGTTATTGTAAGACAATGCAGCAGCTCCCTGTCTCATATATGCAGGTGTTCCAACTCTAGTTCTAATAATATGTGCTAGTTCTTTCTTACCAAAAGTTCCTTTATCTTTCAAGTATGTATATGCAGCAACTTTTGGAAGTGTTTCTATTGTATCACCAACCAATTTAATCTGTTCAAAGAAATCTAATATTGGTTGTAATACTTTATGCTTTCTTGCTTCCTTTGGCATTAAATCGTATCTACGAGCTAAAGCTTCTGCCTGATCTACCTCGGTTTTGTTTCCAACAATTATATCATTATATGTAAGTCCAAGCATGTAGTTATCTTCCATTTCTCTTATAGTTGGATTCTCAATTCCAACAGCTCTATCTACTGATGCTGGAAGAACTTTTGCATATTGTTTTACTAATCTGAGAAAACTCATTCCTGGAGTAGCTGCCCAAGTTCTTGTAAAATCTCTTACAAGATTGTAGGTTTGAAATCCCACATTAAGACCAACGAATAATGGTCTAAAATAATAACTATTTGCTAAACCAATAGTTCTTTTAATAACTTGACTAAAAGCATTTGATTGAAATTCTAGTGATTTTACAATATATTCATCTACATAATGTGCTTTTATGATTCCATTTTCTTTTGTTTTCATTATATCATATCCAGGAGGTGCAGCTTTTACATGACCAGTTCTAGCATCAACTTTAACCTCTGTAATTTCATCTGGGTAGTTCTTTTTTAACCAATCAGTAGTTTCTCTTCTAAGGTTGTTTTTAAATATAGCTTTTTTAAAAGCAATCATTTTAAGCAACGTTGCAGGCAATGGATTTGCAATATCATCAAGTGTACCAACTTGTTCTAAAATAGATGAAGAAACAAAACCTTCTACTATATGTTTAGTAGATTGAAATGTACCGTAAGGATTATCAGATTTTGTTAATTCCTTATGTAACTCTGGTTTCATTAAACCACTCTTAAGAAGTTCGTCTAGTATTTCTGTTCTAAATACATTGTTTAATTTCTCTACTGCTTTTTCTGCTAGTTTGTATTTTGATTCTCCTAGCTTTCTATATAAATAATTAAGTTGATCTTCAGCTGTTTTTGGATTGTGTCCTAAAGGATTTGCTATTCCAGACCTATCTCCCATAACCCTCTTAAAGAAAAGTATCTTACCAAAATCAACATCAGTTAATCCTTTTTTTAAATAATCTTTTCTTGTTGGATCAAGCTTTGCTAAAGCATTTTTAACATCATTGGCAATAAACTCATTTTCTTCAAAAGAATAAACAATATTGTCATCTTCATTCTTAATCTTACCTTCTTTTTTGGCTTGTTTAAATTTATTAATAATTTCTGTATTCTTATCAAAGAATTCATATTTTGCTAAATAGAATACTGTTTTATTCTTCTGTCTAGCTTGTAATGCTTTTTCTCTAAATTGTAACTCACTACTCTTGAACATTGTTTCCATGTCAAGATCTCTAGCTTTCATTACACTATCTGATGTACCACTTAAGAAATCAATTACTTTAAAGTATGCATCCTTAAACTCTGGCTTTTCATCTAAAAACTTAAAGAACATGTTGTAAACTTCTGGAGTTTGTCTTGGAAGTATTTCTGGTTTATTAAAAAGAACAGAAATCCAATCCGCATATAACTCGGATGCTTGTTTTCTATATTTTAATTCACTTACTTTGGCAGTTTTCTCATCAATAGGTCTCCACCATTTACTTAAATCCCATAGCTCTTTCTTAACTGTTTTTAGGTTTGTTTCAGAAAGTTCTTCAATAGCTTTTGTGATTTGTCTATTAGCTCTTCTTATAGTAGCAAATTTATTCATTAAATTACCACTAAGCTTGACATCCATGTCTGGTAAATTATCAATAAGATGTCCTATTTCATGAGCAAATACTTGAGCTGCAAGAACTGTATCTTTAAATATATCTGGGTGTAATCCAATTCTTCTCTCTCCAGGATAAAACATACCTCTTGCTTTTGGATACTTTTTTAAGAATGGTACTTTACCACCAGTTAATTGTTTAGATAACTTTAACATTTCTGGCATCTGTATGTTTGTCATGTTATCTGGTATAGTTATCTTTCTGTAATCGCCAGTAGAAGCATAACCTTTACCACCAAGATAATCTGTCTCGTCTCCACTTGGAAGTTTAGTTGTTTCTTTATGTAATCTTCCTCTTGCTTCCTCAGATATTTCTCGTACATCTTCTCCTTCTCCTCTTATTATAGCTTCTTCTTTTGCTATCTGTTTTGGTGTTAAACCTTCTGTTCCTTTTTCTTTTAATATTCTTTGCTTTTCTTCGTTAAGTAATTCTCTCATCTTTTTAAGAGCATCCTTACTAACCTTCTTATCTTTAGATTGTGATAGCTTACCATAGTATTGCATTTTTGCAATATAACCTTTTGGCTCTTTTCCTACTTCAACCTTCTTTGATTCTGATATTTTTTTTGCTATTCTTTCTAGCTTAGCTTCTTCTTTAGCAACCCTTTCTTTAACTTCTGCCATAACTCTTGAAGGTGTTTCAACTTTTCTAGCTTTTATCTGATCTGTTAGTGTAATTTTTTTAGTTATCTTCTGAGGTACTTTTACTGGTTTGGGTATTTCTTTTATAGGTTTAGATTTAGGTTTAACAACTTTTGGTTTAATAACTAATCTTGAATCAAAATAATCTTGAATTTCTTGTCTATTTTCTTCTCCAAAAAAGAATTCATCATAAGCAGAAGTTTCCTTTCCAAACTTTTTTTCAAGTCTTTTAGGAATCACACCAATAGCCATTTCTTTTCTTTCTTTTACAGTAGCTGTGTTCCATAAATCTTCCATTGATTTAATTTTTGGTTTAACCTCTTTAGGTTTTATAATCTCTGGTTTAGCAACCTCTTTAGGTTGTTTAATATTAGCAACAACCTTTTCTAATAATGCAAGACCTTTCGGATCTGCTTTACCACGTTCAACTTTAAGTTTCTGTTTTTCTAATATCTTAGTTAGCTTACTTTTTAAACCTTCTTCACCAGGTCTTACTGGTTCAGCTTTTCTTACAACACTAGGTTCTTTTTTAACAACTACTTCTGGTTTAGTTCCTTCTGGAGTTTTAGCGGGTTGCCTAGCAATATTCTTTTTTAATATTTCATAAGCTCTACTTGCACGATTAAAAATCTCAGAAGCTTCTTTTACTTGTGCTTCTGAAGCATTGGATAATTTATCTGGATGATATTGATGAGCAAGTTCTCTAAATCTTTTCTTAACTTGAGTTATCGAAGAACTCTCTTTTAATCCGAGTTCTTTATACGCATGTTTAATTTCTTGTTTAGAAGCTGAATTTTTTAAAGCAAGTTTTCTTGTTGGAGATCTAAATGCTGATGCAACTAAATCAGATATAATCCAAAAGTCTATTCCAATTGGTACTAATGTAGAAAACCAAGCTTTAACAACTTCATTATTATCTATTTTACTTACATCACCCTCTAGGTTTCCAGTAACAAGATAATTTCTAGCTTGTTCTTTTGTAATTCTTGGAGCTTCTCCAGTAAACTTACCAAGTTCAGTACTATATTGTTCTACGAAATTATCCGCAGCTATATTAATAAAATCTTCTTCTTTACCAGTGATAACACCAGGAGTAGCTTTTGTAACATCTATAACAGTATTAAGAGCTTCTGGTATTACAATGGCTCCAGTACCAACAATTCCTCCACCAAATTGTTTAGTGGATTCTGATATTTCTTTTGCAACTTCTCCTAATTTGTCTAAATCATAATCAGCAAAATCTCTCTTACCCCTAAGTACTTCAAAGTCTTGTCTTGTTTTTTCAGATAAAAGCCCAGTGATATAACCAATCCCAGCACCAAGTTTTTCTCCAATAAAACGACCACCAGTTTCTATACCAGTTACTATTTGTTTTCTTATTTCAGCTTCATCTATTGGAGCTTCCAAATCTTTTAATGCAGTTCTTGGTGTTGAAGCAGCCAATTCATCTGGTACTCGTGTTTCAAGTACTTCATCCTTTAACATTCTTGTAGTTGTTGGTTGCCTTCTTAATTCTCTTCTAGCTCCTTCTGCTCTTTCAGCTCTCTCTGTGGGAATAACTGGACCAACTGGTTGTTCTTGAACTGGTTGTCTTGGTTGAGGCTGTGGTATGGGTTTTGCGACTGGGGTGGCTTCTCTTGCTTTCCTGTAAGGGTCAGCTTTATCTAAAATAGAATAATAATCCTCAGCAGTAAACTCTTTAGCTTTCTTTTTATCCTTATCAAGAATACCTCTATCTTTTATACGTTGTAATATTTTTTGCTTTAAGCTTTCTTTCATATATTATTAATTAACCTCCAACAGGTATAAACACATCACTTACTTCTACCAATCCATTTTGGTATAGTACTGCGTTAATATCGCCTGCAGATAAAATAGTTCCATATTCTTCTTGTAGAACTCCTTTTATTCTTTGTTGCTCTTTCTTATCTTTTCCTTTACCTTTTTTAATTTCACCTTTTACATAAGTATGAGCTTCTTCATAAGCTACTTCTTTTGCTTCTGTTCCAATTACAAACCAATCATCCTCTGTTAAATCTTTTACAACATTATTATCCCATCCAAGGTTTTTCATTATTGTTCCCTTAACTGAATCTGTTAATACTATTGGTTCTGGTTTGTCTGGCATTACTTCTCCTAATGCTGTAGAAAATCTATCAACATAAGCTTCAACGTCATATGGTTCACCTGTTATTGTACTTGTACCACTTCTACCTTTATATGTCGGTTTACCACTGTTCCATAGAGCAGCAATCTGTTGTGGATTATATCCTGCATCTAACCATTTTTGTATCTTCCATTGAGCAACATCATCTTGATTTTTTTGAGTCATTGCAAGCTCTCTTGTAGACTCTTGTAAAACCTCTGAAGCATATTGACTTGACCAACTTGCCCAAGTATCTGGCATAAATTGGTAAGCACCTTTTTCAGATCTATTTGGATCTGAGTAATCATAAGATACACCACCTTCAGCTTTCTTAATAGCTTCTGCAATACTTTTAGCATCAGCTCCTGTAAAGCTTTTAGTAAACTCACCATCCTCATATTTTAAACCAGAATCTTCTAAATCTTTTAAAAACTTTAATTCTTTAATTTTTGCATCTAATTCTTTACCAGGTCTATCTGATTCTTCTTCAACAACATCTTGAAGGTTTCTTAATGTATCTGACATTCTGCCTTCACGATATGATTCCTCTTCTTCTAGACCAGTAAGATGTGCAGTTGCAGTTGCATACTTCTTTGATCTGACTGAAGCCTGTTGAGCTGGACTCATCATTGTAAATTCTTCTTCTGCAAATGGAGATGTATCCTTTGCGGTTGTTCTCCAATAAGTTTTAGCACCACGAATATCTTTATTCATGCCTTGTTTCAACTTAATTCCTTCTTTAACAATGTCGTAAAACTTTGCTTTATTTTTCCAGTTAGACAAATTATCAGCAGTAATTAGACTTTCTATTCCACCATCTTCGGTTCTTCTAACCTCTGAAGGGTCAGGTGGAGCTTTTTCTAATTGATAACCTGAAGCAAAGAGCCTATCTGCCTCTGCTTTGGTTCTTGCTGGTGTTCTTGTATTTTTAGGATCCTTTGGATCGTATAATGTCGCTGGTTTGTATTCTGCCATATTTTTATATATTAATAACCATATTTAGATAATCTTGGGGTGTCTATTTTATATTTTTCAACTCTTGACCATTTGCTTTCTTCTATAGCTTTCTTTCTCTCTAGTGGTAAATCACCATATTTAACGTATTCTCTGTGTTCTTTCTTATGTGGTCTAAAAATTGGAGCAAGGCGACTTCTATCATATTCTGTTCCGTATGTATTACCTTTACCCATTCCGTAAGGATCTGCTAAACCTTCTCCTTGTAAATAATCTCTTTCTTCATGTAACTTTCCACTACCAAGTCGTCTCTCTGCGGCTGTTCCAACATCTCTTGATCTCTGTTGCCAATCAGCTGATTTATCTTCCCAGTTATATCTTCTTTCCATTGGTACTTCTCCTTCTATTCCAAGGTTGTCTCTTAATGCACTTTCAGCACCAAGTGTTTGTCTAGACTCTCCAGAAAATGTCATATTTCTAGCTCTTAAATTTGCTTTTGTACTTTTAAGTAAACCAGCATAGTCTTTTGATTCTTGCTGTTGATATCTTAATGACTCACCTCTAATATCTGCATAAGATGTCTTTAAATCTTCTAACTCTTCTTGAGTTGTTTTTTTATAATAAGGTGATAAATCTGTAGTTGCATTAAGTTCTGCATCACTTATAATTTGTTCTATCTCTTCATCTGTAGGTGCTGTAGTTGATGTATAATCACCTGCTAATATCTCTTCTAATATAGATCCTTGATTTTCATTAATTTGACCAGAATCTATAAGTTCTTGAATCCAATCTTCTGTAGCAGTATCTCTGGTTGAATCTTCTTCTGTTTTCTTTTTACTATCTGTACTATTCCAATCACCTCTATTTGCTAAACCATTCTTTAATTCATCTGCTGACTTATTCTTCCAGTAATCGTAAAATCCAGGATCGTTTGCAAAATCTTCTTTTGTGTATCCATACTTTGCAGCTTCTTTAAAAGGATCTATTTCTGTTTCTTCTTCTGTTCCTTCTGTTTCATCTGTTCCTTCTGTTTCTCCTTTTTCTTTTGGAGCAGAACCCTTTAATTTACTTTCAACTTCTGCTGGGGGTTTTGTTGTTAAATAATCAATAGTATCCCAATCTTCTTGACTGGACGGATTCCTCCCCATGTATTTATGAAAATTAGCAATAACATCACGCCTACTTGTTAATATTTTCTTACCAGTAGTAGTGGGGTCTATAGTAGAATCCCCAGAGGAAGACCAACCCTGACCTTGCCAGTAATTCATATCACCAGAAGGTATTTGCATTGTATCATTTCCTCTTTTGATTGTTATTGTTGCCATATTTTTTAACTAAGGTTCGCAAGAATTTGTCTTAGAATTTCTTTGAATTCTAAATTGCCCGCAACTTCTGCTTTCACAACTTGTATCTTGTTTCCATCTGTTTTAATTATAATTTCACGCATTACGTCTTTTTTTTCTTCTTTTAATTTTTCATCTTTCATATGTATATATTATTAATTAAAATTGTGATCCAACAACTACCCATGCTGATCCATTATAAATTCCAAGTTTTCCACCAACATTTATAATATCACCACTTTGAGGACTAGAATGGTCACCTATATTTGTACTTATTAATCTGAGTCTATAAGCATAAACATCTTTTACTTTATAAGTATTATCTCCAATATCTGTTGAATTATTTGAATATGGTTGGAATTCTTTTGTAAAAATTATATTTCCAGCACCACCGTCTAATGCTAAATGAGTATTTAAAAACCCAATATATCCACCACTTCCATCTCCTGCTTGTAAAATAATATCATCAATTGCATTTATTAAAACATCTTCTCCGTCTATGTCTATATTTTTACCACTTGCTGCTTTTATATCTAAATCAGCAGTTGAACCTCCACCTATTGTACCAACTTGTGTCCCGTTACCTGATTTAAATATTGCTTTCTCACCGTGTAGAGTTAAACCTGAACTATCAATAAGAACATCTGGATATGCTTCATCTGCTGTCTTTATAGTAGCACCAATTATTGTACCACCTTCAATTGTAGCAGCATCAAGAGTTCCTCTAAATGTACCATCGTTAAATTCAACGTCTCCATTTCCTTTAATTTGCCATCCAGCTGAACCAGTAATAAAATCTCTTGATTGTATATTTTCTTTAGGATTTAATCTATCAAGTGTTGTTTTATCAAATGTGACAGCATTAAATCCAAATATTGCACTAGCATTAATATCATTAATCAAGTTTTGTGGTTGTTCTTTTGTTAATAGATTAGAGTATCCTATATCTAAATAATTTGGCATATTATTGTTTTTCTTCGTTTATTTGAGTTTCAACAACAAATCCATCAAATGTCCAAGACTTACCTTGTCCAGTTTCTGCAAACATATATCTATATCTATTAGCTTCTGCGGTTATATCAAGTGGTTGAACATTCTTTTCTAATACTTGTGTTTGTGATGCATCATATTGTCCTTTGTTGTTTGCTTCAACAAGAATTTTCATTCCTTGTGCATTCTCAGAAAATACAGTTAAATGATTTGTAAACTTTCTATCTTCTGGTACACCATGATCAAAACTTTTAGTAATAAAGAATGAACTTATATTACTTCCAGCATCACTGTATACTTCATCTATATCTGTAGCAAATTTATAAACAAATCCGTTAGTAGCACCAAAATATGTTCTTTTTATACTACTTTCTATATATTCACATATGGAACCTCCAGTATGAGCAGTACATCTAATATATTCTGTTTCACTTCTAATATCAAAACACCACCATGCATTTGTGTATGTTATTCCTGCAACTGTTACTGTACCAATAAATGCTCTGTATTCAAAACCATCATAAATTCCACCAACTACATTTCCAAGATTTGCTTGTACTATAGCATCAATAAATGGTTGTGCTTTCGAAGATACAAGTTCTGGGTATGCCCCAGTCCATCTCCAAAAACCATTTCTATTAAACCAGTATAATGAATTCGCTAAAGTTACAATAGATCTATAACTATCACAACCAATTTGAGCAATTTCTATCTTTGAAGATTCATTAAATGTCCACATTGAATAATGCTTAAACATAATCAATCTATCAAAAGCTACTCCAATTCCAGTAAGTTCATCGCCATCATCGTAACCAACTTCAATAAGTTCTGTTGCTACAGTCCATGTTATCGCACCACCAGTTGGTTCATCACAAAAATAAACTCTATTTGGATACTTTGTTCCAGATATATCTACATTAGCAACATATAAAAGGTCTCTGTATCTTGCAATATATTTAGCTTTTGGCATTGCATCCAAATCTGTATCTGTAACAGCAGACACTGTATATGTAGTTCCATCAATGGTTGCAGGACTTAAAAATGTACCAGAATCATGTCCAACAATAAATACTTTATCTAAAAAATTTGTCATTGAAACTTCGGATCCAGCACGACTTGCATATGTAGCAGAAAGTGTTGTCCAACTGCCAGTTGTTCTATATTCTAATATGTAATCAGAACCACTATCAGATCCACCAATTAAATAATCAGTAGCTGTTGATGGTCTATAATAATGATGTAAATAATTTACAGTTTTAGATACTACAATAGTATCATCAACTGCTTTTGCATATCCAGGAACTTTTTCCAATCTTCCAAGTTTATTAACATAAACATTTTTGCATGCAACAAGTTCATCATCTTTCATTAAGAAATCTGATGTGTTAGCATTTAAAAGACCATCCCATTGTAGGTATCTTATTGGTGTTTGTCCCATATAATTATAGTATTACATTAACATCTTCTTCACCGTAAGTAGATGTTTGTTCTATATATTCTGCTTCTCCAGATTGTTCTGGTCCAGTATATTCTTCTACCTGTTGTTCTACGAGTTTTTCAAATAATGAATACATCTTATCTGATCTTTTGTCATTTCCTCTAAGTGAGGCAAATTGACTTGCAGAGTAATATACTAATGGAACAATAAACGGTTGGTTTATTGTATCCACCAAAGAATCTGTTACGGCAGGATTCTTATAATATTCAAATATAATATCATAAGCCTGATCTGGTGTTGTATAAAAGTATATTTTATCATTCTTTAAAGTATAATGAGTTGGTGATCCAGTAGATATTACAGCACCAGCTTTAGTATATTTATCATGGTCAAGGCGACTCATTCTAAATAACTTCTTATCATTAACAATAACAAAGTCTAAAACTGAAACATCACTCGGTAAACTAACATAAGCAGTACTTGCTGTTGTTGTTTGTGATGTATCTAATTTATGTAAGAATGGCCATTTTCTTTTTCTTGCCATTATTTCATCTATACCATCTTGTATAATTTCAATTGCATTATCCCAAGTAATTGTACCATTTTCATTCTCATCAACTTTTGTTAATGCTTTTCTAAGACCAGCTTCAATAACCCTTTTAACAGAACTATGTCCAAATTTTGAAGCTTCAATTTCATCACTATATGGTCCTAGTTCAGTATCGTTTAAATTATAATATGCAACATAGAAATAAGCATAATCCCCATCTGTAGTTCCTTCATAAATATATTCTGTAAATTGCTGTGTTGGATCTATATCTATTGTTCCTAATGGTACTTTTGTTCCACCAGAAGTTGTAGATCCAAATATTTGAATTTGATTATAAGGTATATAAGTAACTGGTTCAGAAGCACTGTGAGCATATGTTAATGCAGCAACAGTAAAACCAGTTGCATCTGTTCCAGCATCTGAAGCATCAACTAATTTTATCTCTGATTTTTCTTCACCATAATTACCAGTTATTACATAATAATCAGCATCTCCAGTTATTTTAAACTGGTCACCAGATGTTGACATAACGGGTAAATCTGTACCAGTTGCAGCAACATCAGCAGTAAGATATGTTCTATTGTTACCTTTTAATGGAGGGTTTGCGAATTTAATTCGATTAAATCTTGGTTGTGTATCTGCCATATTTTTAATTTTATTTTATATATATAAACTCTTAATATTTATAACTAATTATGTTTGGTTTTTTCTCATTTACAAATGAAACCACTG